CCCGCTCCACCTAGGAGATTAGCATGAATCTCATGAAGCAGGAGAAGCTGCGACTTATCGCAGAAATCCGCGCCTCCCTTGAAACGCTTCGCCAGAAGCTTGATCCGGATATTCATATCTGTGACCAATGTCTTCGAGCTATGCGCGTCACGTGGAGTCTCGAACGACTGCGTTCAGAAGCTCTTCGTCTGCGTCTTGAGGTTTCTCGCTGTGTCTCTTAGGAATATTCCACGAAAGGTTTACCATGGCAACGAAAGTACAGTCACAGAATGGCGTGACGCTCTATCGTCAGCTGTTGAAAGCCCAGTATGACGCGTATATGAAGGTGGCCGTGCGTAAGCACGGTCTCTCTTCAGATATGTTCCATACTAAGGCGGACGATATGACTAACGAAGAGCTCTCGTCAGCTGTTTCTGTTCTCCGCGACCTGGCTCACCTACCGCCGGAATAAGTCCGCAAAACGAAGGTAGGCACCCGGAGTTACTCCGGGTTCAGACTTTCAATTTTGCGAGCGGGATCGCTTTACCCTGATTATCAGGGTTCCAAATAACGACAGGAGACCTCGATGGTTAAGAAAGGAGAAGATGGCGTTGACTTTCAACTCAAGATGTTTCTTGGGAGGAAATCATTCGCCGCCTTCATCTTCTTAATTATCTTCGTTCTCCTGACGTTGTCTGGTCTCAGCAGCGCTGAGATGTGGAACTTTCTGAGGAGGTTATCATTCCTCTTCTAATTAAGTCTCCTTATCTTAACGCTCACCCCGAGTACCTGGCTAGACTGGGCCGGGCGGAGTCTAACGAACGATCCTTCTTTCCAGATGGTGAGTATGTGAATTTCGTGTGCTACCAGGGAGATATTCTTTTAGGTCAGACCGGTGATATCCTCATTTCAAGGATGTCCCGGCAGAACCCGAGAGTTATATCTTTCTGGGATAGGCGCAAGAAAATCCGTCATCTCGCTATCTATAGGAAGGTTCATAACGGTAGGCCCCACTCTGTGGAACTTCGGATCCCTTCACCGCCTCGTCGGACTTATCCTAACGGAAAGTCCCAGGTAGTGGTGGACCTGAAGAACCCAAGGTACCCTGACGCAGTGCGAAAAGCACGCGACAGAGTCGGACGTGATGTGAAGCAACGTCCGCCGCGGTCTTCTTCTCCTCCTCGGAGTTCGCCTCTTCGCCCCAGTCCCGAAAGTTATGTCGTGGCCTTTACAAAAGTCCACGAAGATAACCAAAACCCCTTTACAGGGGGTATAGGGCCTGTGGTAACTGAGGTTACGCCCCAGTCTAGGTTGTATTATCTACGAACCTGGTCTGGGTCGAGGACTCCTGGCTTCTTTAAACTGAGGCCATCACAGTATCCGGTTAATCCGCATTCTGTGTACATTAAGGAGGTATCTCAGGATCTCGACTTAGTCTATCGCGATAGTAATATCGGGAAATTCTTTGTCGATGTCCGGAAATATACGGAGAATATCGCAGAGCCGGCCGACCCAGTTCATCTTCCACTGGCTCGGAATAAAGCG